AGTTTCGCCAACGGTGGTCAGATATCAGTCAGCAATAGCGAAGTATGGACCAGTTGGAGCAATGTTAAAAAAGGCTTCAAGTGGATGTTCAAAAAGGATGCTCCACTACTGATTCGTCCTAGACTAGATTGGGCACAGTGGAAGTGGATGGCCAAGTTTTTGTACTACACAGCTCGTGGTGTGTATCAAAAGAACACAGCAAACACAGTAAAAATGGGACTGCAAAGTCAAGAACTGTACAACGAAATTTGCAAACAAGAAAAAATTAATTTTGACCGTAGTGACTGTGGCATCTTGCATTTTTACAAGGATCAAGATTACTGGGCAAATGCGCAAACAGTAACAGAATTGTACAACAAAAATGGCCTGCCACGTGAAGAAGTTAACCCTGCTTATGTTGGTGAGGTTGATCCTGCACTTAAAAACATCAAAGGCATTGTTGGCGCAACCATTACTGCTAGCGACTGGACTGGTGACGTCCACAAGTTCTGTTACCAGCTTGCAAACGTACTTGCGACCAAATACAATGTTACATTCTATTACGATTGGCAAATTAGGCATATTGAAGAAGTTTCTTTTTATGATGCTGTGGTCATTGCCAATGGTGTAGGTAGCACAGCACTGGCAAAAACAGTTGGTGATAGTCTTCCTGTATACCCGGTCAAAGGATATAGCATCACTATCAACAATGTTGATCCTGCACACTTGCCTACAGTAAGTTTGTTAGATGATCAAGCAAAGATTGTTACTTCAAGTTTGGGAAATCGTTTTCGTGTGGCCGGTACTGCTGAGTTAACTGGTGAAAACTATGATATACGTCGTGACCGTATTGAGCCGTTGTTGAAGTGGGTACACACTAACTTTCCCAATATCAACACACACGATTACACACAGTGGGCATGTTTGCGTCCTATGACACCAAACATGATGCCAATTGTACAACAGAGTAAGAAACGACCAAATGTGTTTTATCACACTGGTCATGGCCATTTAGGTTGGACATTGAGCCCGGCCACTGCTAAAATAGTAGTAGACCTTGTCAAGGAAAAAATATGAGCAAAGAACAATATAATTTAACAACTAAAACAGACTACCTCAATCGCAAGATGTTCTTGGACCCTGCAGGCCCAGTTACAGTTCAACGATTTGAAGAAGTCAAATACAACAAGCTAGTCAAGTACGAGCAAGAAGCACGTGGCTTTTTCTGGGTGCCTGAAGAAATCAGTCTCACCAAAGACGCACAAGATTTCAAAGATGCCAGTGACACAGTCAAGCATATCTTCACAAGCAATCTGTTACGCCAAACAGCACTAGACAGTTTACAAGGTCGTGGCCCAAGCCAAATCTTTACTCCAGTTGTAAGTCTTCCAGAACTAGAAGCCTTGGTCTACAACTGGACATTCTTTGAAACCAACATTCACTCAAGAAGTTACAGTCACATCATTCGCAACATCTACAACGTGCCCAAGGATGTGTTCAACACCATTCATGACACTAAAGAAATTGTAGACATGGCTTCAAGTGTGGGCAACTACTATGATCGTTTACACATGATCAATTGTCGCAAAGAACTGCTGGAACAGTTCCCTGAGCGTGAGCACATCCGAGCAATTTGGTTGGCACTGAACGCAAGTTATGCACTAGAAGCTTTCCGTTTCATGGTCAGCTTTGCCACCAGCTTGGCCATGGTAGAGAACAAGATCTTTATTGGCAATGGCAATATCATCAGCTTGATACTACAAGATGAAATGCTCCACAAAGAGTGGACTGGCTGGTTGATTAATCAGGTTGTCAAAGAAGATCCGCGATTTGCAGCAGCCAAGGCAGAATGTGAAGCTGAAGTTTATCAAATGTACCTGGATGTCATACGAGAAGAAAAGGCCTGGGCTGATTACTTGTTCCAGAAGGGCCCTGTGATTGGTCTCAATGCGCAAATTCTCAAAGACTTTGTTGATTTCACAGCATTCAATGCTCTCAAAGAAATTGGCATCAAATATACTGCAAGCTATCCGCGCTCAACACCCATCCCTTGGTTTACCAAGCATGTGGATACCAGCAAGAAACAGGCCGCGTTACAGGAAACCGAGAGTACAAATTATGTGATTGGGATCATGAGCGACCAACTAGATTATGACAACCTGCCGGACCTATAACGACAATTATCAAGGTGGTATCTTTTCATAGCATTTGATCCACCTGATAAACCACAATGCAGACAAGTTAGAGTAGGTTTTATACCTAACAGTTTTCCCTTCATCGGATTTGGCAATCCTTTATTCCAAGCGGTATGTCCCCTTGATTTGGGACTATTCAATCTTGCTATTCTAACTGCCTCTATGTGCTCGGGAGATTTCTTTTTGCCTTTATACAACTCACTAAGATTCTTTTTAAATGCATCTGAACGAACAGCACCGCTTGCGCCTTCGCCACCTTCTGTTCCGTTTTTAAGAATCCCAGTTTGTACATCTTGTCGCCCGTACCATTTGATATATCGGCGTTCAAGGGCAAATGCGCCAACTTCGGTTAAATGTGTTTCAAGGAATACAATACGAGAATTGTCTTTTGGAGTATGAACTCCTTTGCAATTTATTCTATGCTGAACAAAGGCTCGATCTCCGACTCCTTTGCCTATATAATAAGGAGTTCCGTCTTCTCGCAAATATGCATAGACGTAAAAATTGTTAGTTAAATACATGTGCTGGTGCCCTTTCCCGGCGTTAGAGTAGTTGGGGATTCCCGTCCCGCGAACTACACCTATATTTATGAAAGAAAATAAAAATATGACAAAAGCAATTGTATGGAGCAAATATCATTGCCCCTATTGTGACCAGGCCAAGGCCTTGCTCAAGCAGAAGGGTATTGAGTTTGAAGAAAAGAAAATTGGTGATGGATACACCAAAGAAGACCTATTAGAAGCAGTCCCAAATGCTCGCACCGTGCCACAAATATTTCTTGGCGAAGAGCTAGTGGGAGGCTTCAATGAGCTTAGACAACGCCTCGCTTGACAGTATCACCATTGACTGGTTCAAAGAAAAAATACCAGACTTTGAAAACAATAAATTTTTCACTGCTGACTGGTTTTCAAACGGCTTGATAAATTTTGAGTATGTCAAACAGCAGATGGGTGCACTGCCGCAGTCAATTTTGGAAATTGGATGTCACGAAGGGCGCAGTACATGTTGGATGTTGGAAAATTTTCTAGCCAACAACGGAACCATCACTTGCATAGATCCCTTTGCTCATGAACCACTCAGTGCGTTCAGAAACGAACGTCCACCCGAAAATAGAATCATTGAGCAAATATTTAGACACAACACTGATTTAGCCAAAGGGTCAGATCAGACAATTCGACTGATGCCAACACTGAGCTTTTACGCTCTTGCTGACCTCGTAGTAGAAGGTCAACAATTTGATTTTGTCTATGTTGACGGAAGTCACAGTGCAGATGAAGTACTTGCAGATGCTGTAATGGCGTTTGGATTGTTGAAAAAGAACGGGTACATGATTTTTGACGACTACCTCTGGAAAGAGGCAGCCGACGCATTGGATCGCCCAAAAATGTCCATTGACGCTTTTGTAAACATGTTTCAAAAGCACATAGAAGTCAAAATGATTAACTATCAATTTGTTATACAGAAAGTTTAAAATGCAATTAATCGCAACACCAGGTCAAGTTTACACCTTTAAGTTAAACTCGGGAGAAGAACTCATTGCCAAGGTCAAAATGGCCGGCGGTGATTGGATTGAGATCGAGCACCCGGTCAGCGTGGCTCCAGGGCCTCAGGGCATGGGCCTAGTACCCTCAATGTTTACCGCAGATCCTGACGCAGAAATCAAGCTAAATACAGCCAGCGTGGCAGTTTATGCATTGACTGACGATCCTGTCAAAATGAAATACATTGAAGCCACCACTGGTATCAAGGTACCAGAGAAGAAACTAATACTAGGATAACATGCCAGCAGTACAAAGAGTAGGTGATGCAAACGCAGCCGGCGGGATAGCTCAAGGCGGAGTTGCCTCTGTGCGTGTGAATGGTCAACCTATCATTGTTAACGGCAATTCAGTTACAGCCCACGCACCCTGGGGTAAACCTCATCCTCCACATGCTGCGGCAACAACAACCGGCGGCAACAGTACAGTCAAAGCTGGCGGCATACCTGTTGTCACCACAGGTTGTGCAGACAGTTGCGGACACCCACGCACCGGCGGCAGCAGTGATACAAGGGTTGGATAATGCCCACAATCACAACCCCGCTACAGTTGACCGCAGTTGCATCCTTGTTGCAAAATCAAGGACTCCGGCCGTTCCCGCCGGCCTTGGCCACAGCCATACAAAACTTCAATGCCACCACGGTGATCAGTAATTTTATTGCCGCAGTGAACTTTTACAAGGCACAGTCATACGCCACAGAATCCACGTTGGATCTTTTGCTACGCATTGGTAGCACTGTGTGCCCGGCTCTGGGCAACAGTATTCCCGAGAACCCGGTTGGCAGTTATCCTTATCTTGACAGTGAGTACTTGATCAATTATCTAGGTGCCGCAGACGGATCCACTCTTGACCCATCGGGCTTTTCCAATCTAATAGAACAAACCTGCGCAGCCTATCTTGGCAATGGTGATGCCAGTAGATTTTGCCAAGGGTTTATGTCAGTACAAGGCTATATTGACACCACCAATCAGTACATCAACAGTGGTGTCAATGTCAATCAGTATCTGGGACCGCTGTTTACCGACATGGATAGTCTTGTAACCGGCAACATTTCCAATATCACAACAGACTTGCCCAATTTTGGTGTGGACTTGTTCAAGCAGGGAAATTTGTGGAACCCCAATAAACTGGACCTATATGGCACACCAGCTGGGTTGATACAACAAATTTCGGCCTTGACTGGAATTCGAGGTCGCACTGTACCTGCACTACAGAATGCCATGATCAGCATGGGTCTCACTGCCCAAAACATTTCTGACTTGGTGAATGACAATCGTGTGGGGTTGAATCGACCCAACGGACTCACACAAAACGAGTTTGACAAACTGCAACTCATGGCCTACCGAGCAATTACCACGATCTCAGGCGATGACCTGCAACAGATCTTGGACATCTTGGGAGTGACCACACCGGGCGTGGCCAGTCTTGAAGATTTGCTGAATCCAGTGATTATGTTTCCTTTGAGTTATGCATCGTTACAGACCCCTAGCCCCAATGGTCCTGTACCAATTTTCAACAGCACCGGTGCGGTGAATTCCAGCATCACTCCCATAGTCAACAGTTACTTGCCCACAGCGTCTGGCTGTGACGAGCTGGGCAAAGTGATCCCGCCCGCACAGGCCGTGGCAAACAAAGCCATACAGGTGGCTCTGCAACAAATCAACAACGTACCCAATACCACGTTGCCAAAGTTGGCTGAAATTGTGATAGGCAGTGTAGACAACCCTTGGGTAGTAACACAGCCCTATCTGGCCAACACAGTGGTGGGCTTGGGCGCACCAGTAGCCAGTTACTATAGAGCCATTACTGACGTTCCTGCTGGCATAGATATCAACAATACTGCCTACTGGGAACCAACCACCCTGGGTGGTCTCAGTACCATGGCTGGATTACCGCTGATACAGGCACAGACCACTCCAGTAGACAGTTCAATCACAAATTATATCGCAAACATCTTGGCCACAGGTACCGGACCCAACGGCACAATCACCACATATGATGTACTGGGGCTGACACTGGACAGTGAAGATTTTGCCGCACAATTGGACACAGCTACCACAGCCGTCAATGCTTTGCAAACCGCGGGCAGTTTGGCCACCCTGAACACAGCATACGTAAACATTTTGTCGGCAATCAATGATGCTGGAGTACTAACTCAAATTACCAATGCCAACAACGCCATTGCCGCACTTGGTGCCAGTCCCTATGTGACCACACTCAACACCGCCTGGACCTACATGGCCAATTTCATGAACCTGAGTGCCAAGTACACCAGCGAAGCCGGTGCGGACTACTTCAATTTGCAAGCTGGTATAACAACCAATGTGTACAGTTTTGTTCAGAACTTGCCGCGTTATGGTTTGCTCACCGCCTTGGATGATGCTGCTGAGTTCATGGAAAACATTGCCGATACCACTACCTTAGGGGGTCAGGCCATTGTTGGCGTCATGCGCGAAGGTCGCAATGATTCAAGATTGTTTGCTGGCAGCTTGTACAACACCAACCAAATACCCAGCGATCCAGAAGTTGCTCCAGTCCCAGTGATTGTGCCGGTGACTTGATAAAAACACAACAAAAATAGCCGTTTTGTGTTGACTCGGCTCTGCTATACATATATAATATAGATTGACATCTTGTCATTCAACTTTTAAAGGAAAAATAAATGAAAAAATTTGCAATTGCAACCATGATCGCCCTTGCTGCCTCTGCAGCTTCTGCACTGGAAGTTGGTGTTACCACTGCCCGTGACTATGCTGGTACCAACCGCAACGCTGTGGGCCTAACTGTTGGCCAGAAAGTTGGCGTTGCCACTGTGACCGCTGGTTTTGATCGTGCCACAGGTGGCACCAATGATCAGGACCGCTACAGCTTGGTTGCCGGAGTTGATGTTGCCAAATTGGGCCCTGTGAGTGTTGCAGTCAAAGGCGGAGCTGCCTACCTCAACAACCAGACTGGTCAAGACGGTTACGCTGCCTTGGTTGGTGTGGGCGCAAGTGTGCCTGTTGCCAAGAAAGTGGCACTGACTCTAGACGCCACACGCCAGTTTGGTCAAAGCAGTGTGAACAGTTTTGACGGCAATCGTGTCACTGCTGGCCTTAAGTTCAGCTTCTAAAGTAATACTTGAGTATTACAAAAACCCTGCAAATTGCAGGGTTTTTCTTTGGTTGACCAATAATTCCCAATTTGCTATAATATACGCATACAGACACAAAAGGAGCCCCGAATGTTTTACATCGTTGCAAAAGGTACCGGACACATTGTTACCGATGGTCCCAATCGGACACGTGCCTACAAAACTTTTGGTGCCGCACGTGCCACCCGCACTCGGCTGTGTAACAAGGCAGGTTGGATGTTGAGTGAGCTCAGCATTGTTGACACCAAACACTACAAACCCCGAATGGTTACCCGTACTAACCTCATGACCGGTCAAGAGTTTACAGAAGATGTCAACACCCCTTACTTCTGCTCGCCCAGTTCTGAATCTTATTGGAGCATGTAATCATGGAACGACTCGCAGACATTCAACAGATCAACTCTGCTATCATGTTTGGTGACTTCAGCAATGACCAGCTCAACAGCATCATTGCTGCCATCAAGTATCGTCGATCTTTGATCACCAAACAAAACAAACGAGCATTCAGGTCCGGTGACTCTGTGAAGTTCACCAGTAGCCGCAATGGCCTGACCTATGTGGGCACTGTGGACAAAGTCAAAATCAAATACATTCTTGTGAAGACTTCCGGCGGCATGTTCAACGTGCCTGCCAACATGTTGGAGTCAGCATGACTGTCAAGCCGTTTCGTGATTGGCTTGAAGATTTATGGCGAGCCAACTGTGATGAACTTGACGGCTGGGGTCAGCCCCGAATGACCATGCCAGAATATTTTGCCAAATACAAATGGTGGCTCAAACGCGAGTACCAATACCAAAAAGGAGTTAGACGTGGGTCTTGACATGTATGCATATGTGGCCAGCCGAGCCGGGCAGCAAAATGATTTTTATGACACAGCGGTGTTTGACTCTGATGCAAAAGAGTATGTGAATAGCAATGTCACCAAGCCACGTGAAATTGCCTATTGGCGCAAACATCCCAATCTGCATGGTTGGATGGAAAGCCTTTGGAAGCGTAAATTGCACCAAGCCAACATGGAACAGCCCGATGACCGTGGTTGGGGCAGTGCGTTCAACGGCATTGAACTAGAACTAACATGGGAAGATCTTGACAAACTTGAGCAAGCAGTCAAGCACTGCCAGCTACCCAAGACCACAGGATTTTTCTTTGGCGAAGACTCGGACGAATATTATCGAGCACAAGATCTAGAGTTTATCCAAACTGCCAAGTCCGAATTGTTCTTGGGACTTAAAGTGTTTTATAACTCGTCGTGGTAAGGATTTAAATAACATGAATGAAATCTCTTTTGATCTTGATCGTTGTGAGGCAGTGATGGCCGCAGGTTGGATTCGAGACCTGGAAAGTTCGGACAGTCGCATTCACAAAGAAAAGGTGATTGAAAAAGCACTCATGGCCGCACGACTGGGCAGTACTGATGCACAGTGCTTTTTGTTCAACTGCTATCAAGCCTACAATCCGTTCTACACATTTCATGTGCGACAGGTTCCCGAAACCACAGGACTAACTGGTCGTGGCAACCCGTGGCCACGCTTTTGGGCCTTGTTGGAAGACCTGCGCACTCGAGGTATTTCAGGACACCGCGCACGTGATGCCATTCAAGAATGTGCTGACGAGTTTGATAGTGAAGAGTGGAACAATCTTGCTCGACGTGTGCTGATCAAAGACCTACGTTGCGGCATTTCGGAAAAGACCTTGAACAAGGTGTTGAGCAAAACTGAATGGAAGATTCCTGTGTTCAGTTGCCAACTGGCACAAGACTCAACAGACCAGCCCAAAAAGCTCCGAGGCATCAAGCGCCTGGAATGCAAACTGGATGGTGTGCGTGTGTTGGCAGTGGTGTCGGGTAACTCGTGCACCCTGTACAGTCGCAATGGTAAAGAGTTTGAAAACTTTCCGCAGATTGCAGAAGCTATTTTAGATAATCGCAAGCACTTTCAATACGGTCGTGGCACAGGTGGCCACTTTGTGCTGGATGGTGAGATCGTTGGCGAAAGCTTTCAAAAGCTCATGCGTCAAGCACATCGCAAGAGCAATGCTGAAACTTCGGGCATGGTGTATCACATTTTTGATATCTTGCCCTTGGATGCTCTCAAACAAGGCCACTGCAATTTGCAACAGTACAAACGCATTAAGTGGATTGAGAGTGCCCGAGAAGCCCTTTTGGACACGCCTTGCCTGCGCATCATGAATGGCTTGGAAGTGGACCTGGACACAGCCGAAGGGCATGACATCATGCACCGTTATGCCGAGGCTGCTGTGGCCGAGGGTTTTGAAGGTATCATGATCAAGAGCATGGATGCACCTTATGAGTGCAAACGCAGTGATTTTTGGATGAAATGGAAACCCACTATAACTGTTGATTTGAAGATTGTGGGTTTTGAGCAAGGTACTGGTCGCAACGAAAATCGACTTGGTGCTATAATTTGTGAAGGAGAAGACAATGGACGGCATATTTGTGTTAATGTTGGCAGCGGTCTTAGTGATAGCGATCGCGATGGGTACTGGGCCGCAAGGCATGACCTACTTGGTCACTTGGTTGAAATCCAAGCTGACGCGGTCACACAAAACCAAGACGGAACATACAGCCTCAGATTCCCACGGTTCTTGAGATTTCGTGACTTCGAAGCAGGAGAAAAAGTTTGAAAATTGGACTTAGTTATAGTCGTTGTGTTCGTGACATTGTGGAAGGTCAAGTGGACCTTGAAGATGTGTTGGTCATTGTTGCTCGCACAGACTTTGATCCACGTGATGATGCACAATGGTCGGGTATCTGGGCAGGCTATAGTGGCGGCTCATTTCTAAACACAAATATAGAATGGGGCGATACTGATTACACGGAACAAGATTTCCGTGATGTCAGTATTGAATTATGGAATCAAGGCAAGTTCCACCAGCCCCGCAAGTTCGGTGCTCACCCCCGACGCCTGCCGTACTACTGGTTAGAAACTGTGGTATCAGACAGCGACCTAGAAAACTTGCCCACTGTAAAAGACGCCTGGGACAAATTTCAAATGGTATCTGGTCTCAGAGGTACTCCGTTGAAAGCACACAATGAGTAAAAGAGTTGGCCCAATCACATTAGACGGCGAAGCTGCAAACCGAATCACTTTGCTAAATCTCAAAGAGTACCGTGGATACCTCAAGAAAGAACTCAGTGACTGGAAAAAGAATCCGAGGTCTGAAGACAATCCCACTGGCTATTGGTTGCATCCAGAAGATGTGGTAAACAATGCTCGTGTAATCGAAGCATTGAACCTAGTGATCAAGCAATACGAATGAAAAAGATATTCTATGAAAAAATTGGACGTCGGTATCATCCTGTGGCTGAGTATGACAGTGATCTTTTGGACAGTTTCCCTAAAGGTAATCACTTGGTCATGTGCTACCCCGGGGGTTCATCCCGTAGGTTTAACGTGGAACCTAACCATGCCGCGCTGATTGCGGCCGGCCGTGTGGCCGAAGATGCCATGTGCAAAGCCATACGCGAAGCCAGTGAACTGCGACCACAAAGAACTGCTATTACTCCGGGACAAAAGAAAGCCTGGGAAAAGTTAGCAAAAGAGTTTGGTAGTGAATTGGCTACTCTACAAATTGCTTGTGTTTACGACATTGCTCAAGCAGGATTGACGGCATTACACGCAGAAGCAGATAAATTAATGAAACACGAGAGTGTGAGACACGCATACGAACAATTTTTGTTGGTATGCGAATTAACCAAAAAGGAGAAAGAATGATGTACGCATCAACTATTGACAGTTATAGAGACGCCGCGGGCGTAAATCAAGCCATGGGTCGTGTGTATGGACACATGATGCTGGCTGTGATCACCAGCATGCTGGTGTCTATGTTTGTGGGCATGAGTCCAGAACTGGTACAGTTTTTCTTTACCGGATTCATGAAATGGGTGGTTATCTTTGCACCCTTGGTGGCAGTGTTTGCGGTCACCATGGTGCTGGGCAACAATCCCAGCAAAAGTGTTGCGCAACTTTGCCTACATGGTTTTGCGGCCCTTATGGGCTTGAGTTTTGCCACAATCTTTGTAGTTTTTAAAATGGGATCAATCGTCACAGCCTTCATGGGCGCGGCTGTTTTGTTTGGTACCATGTCGGGATATGGATACTTTACCAAGCAAAGTCTTGACTCAGTGGGTCGTTATGCTTTTGTGGCCTTGATTGCAATCATCATTGCCAGCATCATCAACATCTTTATCGGCTCTACGGTGATGCAAATGGTGATCTCTGCAATTGCAATCATTGTGTTTTTGGCACTCACAGCCTACGACACACAGAGAATCCGCGAGATGGTGTCAAATGGAAATGCCACTGCGGCCGACGAAGTGTCTGGAGCACTCGCATTGTATTTAGACTTTATTAACCTGTTCATTAATCTGCTCCAGCTGTTTGGACTTAAAAAGGACGACTGATGTCTACCACCGAAGAGCAGGAAAAACTGCTACAAGTACTCAAATTCACACCGCGCACCTACAAGATTCAATTGTGGGGCTATGGTGGCGAGCATGTCATGGGCACCGTGGATCGCAAGGTCTACGATTATTTTAAGGAACATCGTCTAAGTGTGCCGGACTATGCCTGGGGTGGATATGATGGGGAAGTGCCCGAAGACATGCAACCTTTTGCGCCCGGGTCGTGGTTTGATTGCGATGACATGGGACATGTGAATGGCGTGGATATGAGTGCCGGACATCTGCAGATTCTGGACGAGAATGAAAACATTGTTTATGAGCGTGAACTGTCCAGTCTTGACGGCTGCGATGTGCAACTCAGCACCATAGAAGAAGTTTGGATTGACGAAAAAGATCCCGGCACTGTGGTGTTCTATGGATACACATCTGACAAGGGCACATTCTTTGAAGCCAACATTGAACTTCGACAACCATTTGATCCTGAAAAACTGCTGATACAAATTTCCGATTTTGACAGCAACGAAATTGTTGTAGGTGCTGAATACGACGGTGAAGAACTGGACAACTATGGTGGAGACACCAACGGCAAAGGTTCTGAGTATGCATTCTACATTGCAGGGTCAAACCAAGGCAAAGGCTACGAACGATATCGCGACATGGATGACATCGTTTATGGACTTACTAACTGGTTCCCGGCCAAAACTGTGCCTGTTCGCCAAGGCAAGTATGAAGTCAAGACCAAGGACGGTCACGAATATCATGCCATGTTCAACGGCCGGAACTGGCACAACGAGTGGAGCCCCGACGAAGAACTCAAAATTGTCAAGTGGCGAGGTGTAGCCTACGACCCCGATGAGCACTTTTTGAGAGAAGCATTAGACCGTATTGTTTTGGAACATACCAAGGAGTAATCATGGCAAATTGGACTGTAAGCACTTATTATAAAAAGTCGATCGAAGAACACGAGCACTTTGTCAAAGATGGACAAAAACTTGTGTATCAAACGGGCTGGCGCGGAGGATCTTGGACGGTCACTACTTCAGATGATAATCCTCCGGAATTTGAATTTGTAGAAGTTCCAGGCGGAGATGGACGTCGCGACAGTATTGACATGTATAACTGTTGTGAAAACAACATTGAAGAAGTAGAGCTGATTGAAACCTATGACGGATGGTGGGCAGAGATTGAGTGGCCCGATGACATGGACGAAGAAGAACAGCAACGCCTACAGGAGATCATCGACGAAGAAGGCGTCTACAGCCTGGAAGATCAAGAAGATTGGATGCACGACGAAACAGAAATGTATATCTGGGGGCCCATTCAAATTGAGGGAGAAAACGGTTTCAGCAAAATCATCATTGCCGACGAAAACGGCAAAGTTGTGGATTTTAAAGAAGACTAAAATGTAGTATAATTACTGTGTGCATGGACAGAGAGATTGGGCTGTTCAATGGCCGGGTAGGGTGATCGATAACCTAGGCCTACCAGGCACCGTGGCATGTGAACAGAAGTCCCGTAGGTTGCGACAAAGACCTCGGTCTGGCAACAGACCAAAACCCGGATTGGAACCCCGGGGGTATGCCGAGAGGATCTATCTAGTAAGGTTGTGTATATGACTGTTAACATTGAAGCCTCTACGTCGAGTATGCTTAAATCACTTGACTCGCTTAAAGAAACGCCTTTGCCCATGCACAAATTATTTTTCGAACTGTCTACCACCAGTCAATGGTATGCTATCATGCAAGAAGCAAGAGCACAGTTTGGTAAAAATTGGCGCAGTCAGAGTCATGTCAAACGCAGACTTGATCGTGCCAACATAACCTATAGATCTGGCCTGGTCGCAGAGCGTGTTTGGTTTGAGGTACCTGATCCCAAGTTTGGTACTTGGGTAGCCATTAAACATGCTGTTAGACAGGTAGCGGCCACTAATAAATAAATTTCTATGATATTTGGTTTTGCTATTTTGGCCACTGCTCTTTTATTGAGCGCAGTGGCTGCCTATTACTCTGTGGCTGGTCTGGTTGCTATATTTTCTGCGGCAACTATTCCTGTGATCATCATGGGTGGCAGTTTAGAACTGGGAAAGATTGCAGCCACTGTGTGGTTGCACAACAACTGGCGCCGTGCTGGCTGGGCCTTCAAGGTGTATCTTGTGCCAGCCGTGGCCTTCTTGATGCTGCTGACCAGTATGGGCATTTTTGGATATCTATCCAAAGCGCACAGTGATCAAAGCCTGGTGTCAGGTGATGCTGTGGCCAAGATTGCTATCTATGATGAAAAAATCAAAACAGAACGTGACAACATAGATGCTAACCGCCGGGCTCTCAAGCAACTTGATGAAGCAGTGGACCAAGTTATGGGCCGGTCCAGCGACGAACGAGGCGCAGAAAAGGCAGTTCAAATACGCCGTGGCCAACAAGCCGAGCGTGGCCGACTACTCAAAGAAATTGGCGAAAGCCAAAAAAGAATTACCACGCTCAACGAAGAACGAGCTCCTCTTGCAGCAGAATTTCGAAAAGTTGAAGCCGAAGTAGGCCCGATCAAATATATTGCCGCCTTGATCTATGGCGAGAGCACTGATCAAAATGTATTGGAAAAAGCTGTTAGATTTGTGATCATAATGATTGTGCTGGTATTTGACCCTCTAGCACTCACACTGATTCTGGCCGCTAACAAACAATTTGAATGGGCAAGACAAGGCACCGGTGGGTTTATACACGACGAACCCCGATACAAACCAGATGATGGTCCACTGACTGAAAAACAAATTGAAACCTTGCGCGAGATTGTAAAGACAGAGACACCTCCACAACAACCACCTTCACACCACCCCGACACACATCCTTATTTGAAAGAGGGTTTTAAATATCCACCAGGTTGGATGTTTCATTCTCCCATGGTGGTCAAATTCAATGAGACGCCACCAACCGAAGATCATGAAGAAATTGAATCTGAAGATCTGGAACTCAAAGCAGCCATCAAACAATGGAAGGCCGAGAACCCCAACGACACCATAAAAAATCAACGCTCTAAATTAATACGAGGTGAAATCAACGAATTGCCTTGGATGCGTCTGGTAGCCGACAATGCCAGACCAGAAAATCGCACTGGGTTTGGCACCAGCTTTCCAGAAACAGCCAGCAAAGGCGATTCGTTTGTGCGAGTAGACATTGTGCCCAATGTCGTGTACAAGTACAATGGTACAAACTGGATTGCGGTTGACAAAAACCTTAGCGACAGTTACACTTATGATTCAGCTTATATCGAACACCTGGTGAACAAAATAAGTACAGGTGAATATGATCCTGAATTATTGAGCAACAGCGAGCGTCAACAATTGGAAAACCATCTACAAAAGGCAAACAATGAAATCAAATGACACCATTGACACATGTAGTTTTTGTGGTAAACACAAGGATGCAGTTGCCAAACTCATTGTGGGCGAACGTGTGGCAATTTGTAATGAGTGTGTGGAACTTTGCGAAACATTGCTCACAGATGAAAGCATTGTTAAGACAACAGACCCAGTTGAACTTGATCCGCAGGCAATTAAAGAACATCTTGACCAGTATGTTATTGGGCAAGATCGTGCCAAGCAAATGTTGAGTGTGGCAGTGGTGAATCACTACAAACGCATTGCCAATCCTGATCCCAATGTAGAAATTGAAAAATGCAATATTTTGATGTTTGGGCCCACTGGATCAGGAAAAACATTGCTGGCTCGCAGCGTGGCACGCTATCTTGACGTGCCATTTGTTATTGCAGATGCTACCAGTTTAACCGAAGCAGGGTATGTGGGCGATGATGTAGAAAGTTTGATATCTCGACTGTTTGCAGCGGCCAATGGTGATGTGGCCAAGACTCAACGTGGCATTGTGTTCATTGACGAGATTGACAAGATCAGCCGACGCAGTGAAAGTGCCAGTATCACACGCGACGTTTCAGGCGAGGGTGTACAGCAGGCTCTACTTAAATTGGTAGAAGGTACCAAATGTAGAGTCACTCCCACTGGTAATCGCAAGCATCCTTCAGGAGAAATGATTGAAATTGACACCACCAACATTTTGTTTATTGCTGGCGGGGCATTTGTTGGTCTTGATGCTGTAGTCAAAAATCGAGTGCGCGGTACCAGTATTGGATTTGGTGCCAAGGTGAATCCTGATGTCAACACCAGTTTGGATCAAGTCACACCAGATGACTTGATCAAGTTTGGAATGATCCCGGAGTTTATTGGACGCTTTCCTGGTTGGGTAGCTCTGAGGGAACTGGGCAAAGAGGATCTTATCCGCATTTTGCTGGATGTCAAACACAGTTATATTCAGCAGTATTCATGGTTGTTTGGTCAGGATCGAGTTGAATTAGAATTTTCGCCCGAAGCATTGGAATTAATTGCTGATCGCACTATTTTGAACAAAACTGGTGCTAGAGGTTTGCACAGTGAACTGGAACGTGTGTTGCTTCCGCACATGTTCTATTTGGCACAGTATCGCCGGCAAGGCATAGACCGGGTGATCATCGATGCTGATCAGGTAAATACCCCTAGAGAACTCAAGGAAGCAAATGCAAAAACTCAGGGGTAGATCAGTACTGGTGCAAGATGGACAAGTAGAAAAAGCTCTGCGCAAGTTCAAAAAGAAAATTCAAGATTCTGGAATCTTGAATGATGTTCGTGATCGCGAGTTTTATGTCAAACCCACGACTCGTCGCAAGCTCAAAGCATCAGCTGCTCGAAATCGTTGGCGTAAAAAACTAGCAGATCAACAGTTGCCCAAAAAACTTTACTGATGTACATAGAATTCAGCTTGCCCACTGGTGCAGGCGGCATGACAGCGACCTATGCCCTGGCAACACTTCGTGATCGACTTTATAATTGGGCCGCCAAGTACCAAGTTGAATTCCGAACCAAGCCATTCAAGTACACTTTACGGGTAACCTTTGACTCAGATGATCTCTACACTCTTTTTGGGCTGACTTGGGTACCAGATCCAAAACACCCGAGCTGGACAGATTACCGTCTGGTAACTGACCTAAATAACAAAATATAATTCGCTTTTCGTGTATAATAAATAACAATGTAGCGCCGATGGTCGGGCTACATTACAAGTCATCTTGCTTAATAAAGGAGAAAACAAATGACAAAAACTCTAACCCTTCGTTCTTTCGACCTTCCTGCACTCACCAAATTTGGTATCGGCTTTGATAACGTATTTGATGAGCTCATGCGTGTGAGTGCTCAACAATCCAGCTCAAACTATCCACCCTACGACATTGTACAAGTTGCAGACGACGAGTACATGATCAGCTTGGCTGTGGCTGGTTTTGCGCACGACAACCTCACAGTGACCAAGGACAAAAATCTATTGGTCATTGAAGGCAGGCACAGTCGTGAATCAGTTGACAATGAAGATGCCACTGTAAAATACCTGCACAAGGGCATTAGCGAAAGAAGCTTCCGCAGAGAATTTCAACTTGCGGATCATGTGGAAATCAGCAATGCACACCTTGAACTGGGTATTCTCAGCATTCACTTAAAACGTGAAGTACCTGAGGAAGCCAAGCCTAAAACTATTGCTATCACCTACGCTTCCTAATATAATAGCGTAAATACAGTAGCGGCACAGTGCCGCTACTGAACAACAAGGAACTGAAATGGCACAGAGCGATACAAGAACACGAATCAAGCCTGCTGAAGACTTAAAAGAACCGCCCATGTACCGTGTTGTATATCTCAATGATAATCAAACCACATATGAATTTGTGGTGGAAACACTGATGGAGTATTTTGATTACAACGTAGAAACTGCTGAAACCATCACAAAAGACATTCACGAAGAAGGGTCAGCTTGTGTGGCAGTGTTGCCCTACGAAATTGCCGAACAAAAAGGCGTTGAAGTGACCATGCTGGCACGAGCTCAAAACTACCCGTTGCAGATCAGAGTTGAGCCTGAAAGCGTGACTTAAAAATCCACAACTATTCTCTTGGGATAATACACTGATTTGACATGCGGTGTATTGCCTCTCCCGCGGCAGTTGTTGACAAAGCGAATGCCGCCTCGCAGTTGGTCCACACTGCCATGGTAGTGACCAAAACACCATGTGTGTATTTTGTTTTCAGTGTCCACAGCAGCGGCCTGCATCATGAGTCGGTTGCCCATGGTGTTGAATTGCATGCTGCCGTCAAGTTCTATGTCATGTGCAATCAGCGCAGGGTCCGGTACCGTATGGGTAACCATGACGATCTTTTTTACATCTTTGTGAGTTTGTAACCTGCTGACACTGCTCAACATATAACTGGCATCAGTATTGCTCATTCTAGCAATACCCTTGGTGGCCAGGCCGGTGATATTGTAACGTTCTTGGCTCCACAGCGCAGACTGTTCAGCATCAATACCAAGATCAAAATCAAAACCCCACCAACCATTGGTGCCCAAAATTGCAACATTATCCACTATGACCACATTGTCTTGTAGATATACCACATTGGGAATTCGGCGCAGTCGGCGAGCTAGATCGGTGTAGCTATGGCCAATATCTTCCAATCGTTCGTGGTGTTCATCGTTGCCGTCGATGTAAAACACGGCTTGGTAACACTTGCCTAGGTGTTTGAGTGTGCGAACCAACACGTCTCGGTCTTGGCATACGTCTCCTGCAACAATACATACTGGACTGGTAGCTTGATAAGTCCAATCAAAATCTGCGGACCAAGTTTCAACGTGTAAATCAGAAATTAAATCAAATGCTAGGCTCATGATACATATTTAAAAGGAAACACAATGAACATTATATTTGGCGACTCAGCAAAACAAATACCTGACTGTTATACCGTACTAGAGCTAGACACTTTTAGCACAGTAGGCGGCGATCAAACGTTCACTGCTTATTGTTTGGTTGAAAAAATGGCCATGGATGAATTTGCCAACATGGAAGCACACAAAAAGATTCATGCGGATTTAATAGCAGCCTACCGCAACCAACACTGGAACTATTGTGAGCAAGCAATTGCGGGATTGACGGGCAAATGGAATGGTGAGATTGATACGTTCTACACAGACTTACTAAATCGTGTCAAGCAACATAAAGAAAACGGTGTACCAAGTGATTGGACTGCAACCATAGTGAAAGATACTGTATAGGCTATGATCTCTGAGACTGATGTTGTTGTATCCAACGTGCAAGTCTTTCACGATCTGTTGATGTTGGCATTCCGGGACGTTTATGGTCTCTCCAACGCAACATCTCAGGATCATTACTCAATGCTATTTGATCTAGGGCATCTTGATATTTCCCCGACACAGTTAGTTGGCTTGCAGCCAAATCAAAATTATCTTTGAATTCTTTCACAATTTGCTGGTGCCATTCATCACTAAAAAACAATTGTTTGTTGCGTTCGGAGATTTTGTACAGTTCAACCCATAACAATTTTTTTTGACTATTGTTCAGGGAAGTGATTCTTTTGATTTCTTGAACTATTGCTTTGAGTCGTTGTTGAGGATCCTCTATAGTATCATATGTTTCGTCAATCAATCCATCAAAAGTCTCAAATCCATATTGTTTTAAATACTGTAAACTACCTGGGGTGGCTGCCAGCATAAATGGACGACCGCAGGCAATTGGACGTAACACTTTTTCAGTCAAATGTTGCCGCTGATCATCAAATAATGTTTCAAGCACAACTTCAACGGCCGTAGTAGCATAGTCTTCAACGCAGTAGTCAGCACTGGCACTGGCAGCATGTGTGTTGGCCGGATACAGTTCATGCAAGTCATCACGAGAGATAGCAAGATCAGGATTGGTAAATTTGTGTTGGGTATACTGCACCTGGTTGTCAATCGCAGAGAATGTTGTTCGACAACAAGATATTAAATCATTATTGGCTAGCATTTCTACCAAAGCCAAACGATACTCTCTAGTGCCGCTCCAGGCACGATTGTAAATCAAAAAGTCATGAGTAATATTTTCAAAATTTACTGCTAACGTTGGGTCTACTCTAGCATACCTATACCAATCTCTAGCCAACAAAGCGTGACACCAGTAGTATACTCCAATAAATCCATGCTGTTGATAAAGTTCAAGATCCCGGCTGTTTTTCTCAGAATGACACAATAACGTTTGATCATAAGCATTTGTTGTGGCACGTACACATGCTCGCAAATGCAGGTTTGATACAACATCTATCAGTGCCTTGGGCCAGAGAGGGTCTCTATTCTTTTCTACACAATTTTTAAAATCATTTTTGTTATACAAGTAATACATCAAGGGTTCTTGATCATGAAATATCATGCATGGCATGGTCATAACTTCGAACCAAGATTGCTCGGGCCGCAGTGGAAACGGATCTTTGAGATCATCTAGATTTCTTGATCCATGCGGGAAAAACCGATAAATTAGTAGGTCATCGCGATTTGCAATGTCAAAAAGAAAATTGTACAATCTGTCTAAAGGCACACTCATATGAAAAAAATTGGTTTTATTGGAATTGGCAAACTGGGTCTTGATTGTGCTGAAGTCATGGCAGAAAAGCATGAAGTCAGAGGTTACGATATTTACCCGCGCTCTAGCAACTTGATCAAAATTTGTGATATTGATGAGTTAATAAACCAAAGTGAGTGGATCTTTGTTGCTGTGCCAACCCCGCATGCCGAAGGATATGATGGTGCTGAGCCAAGTAGTCATTTGGAACCCCGGGACTTTGGATACGAAGCTGTGATTGATGCCATCAACAAAATCAATCTACACGCCCGGGAGTCCAAAAAAGTTGTGTTAATCTCCACAGTATTACCGGGCACAACACGTCGCGAGTTTGTACCTAGACTGGCTAGACAGCACCAATTTTTATACAATCCTTATCTAATTGCCATGGGTTCTGTGAAGTGGGACATGGTCAATCCTGAAATGATCATGATTGGCACCGAAGATGGAAACCCCACGGCCCTGGCTGGCGAACTGCGTGAATTGTATGACACAGTAATGCAGAACAATCCGCGTTATGAAATTGGCACCTGGGACGAGTGCGAAGCCATCAAGATTTTCTACAACACATTCATCTCAGCAAAAATTGGACTTGTGAACATGATTCAAGACTTTGCAATGCGTATTGGCAATATCAATGTTGACGTTGTCACAGATGCCCTGGCTCGCAGCACCATGCGCATCATGGGATCCAAGTACATGACCGCAGGCATGGGTGATGCTGGTGCTTGCCATCCACGTGACAACATTGCTCTGCGTTGGTTGGCCAAAGAATACAACCTTGGTTACGACTTGTTTGACACAGTGATGCATGCCAGAGAAATACAAGCTAGAAATCTTGCTGACTTCTTGGTGGCGCAGGCATCACAGCACAACATGGAGGTGGTCATACACAGCAAAGCCTACAAGCCCGATGTGCCTTATTGTATTGGGTCTTACTCTACCTTGATTGGACACTACGTCAAACAGGCTGGCCTGGATGTCAAATACCTTGATCCACTAGCAGACAATCAAATCGACGTGATTGCAGAGTTACAACAACCATCAGTGATACTGTGGGCCCATGATCGTCAGATCACTTACAGCTATATTGAAGGGCAAACTGCTACCATGCCGTACTGCGCTATACCTCGTTCTTCAGTCATTGTTGACCCTTGGCGCAAACTTCCATCTATTGATGGGCTTACAATAATACACTATGGAAACACAAGAAATACTCAAATATAACATTCCAAAATTCTGGAACAACGAGTACAAAGATCTCGATTACAAACACGAGCAGTTTAATGATGTTGCCAACATCCAACGTTGGCTGAGTCAAGGTTACTCAGAAAAATTCACCGGTGACATGTGCGATATGCGCAGTCCTCAGCCCAGTTGGAATCAACGTTTTCTTGATATTTACACAGAGATGGGCTGGAAAAACATTGGTACCAGTTACTACAGAATGAACACCGGAACTGTTCTTCCAACTCATCAAGATTTGTATCTGCGTTACATACAGATATTTCGATTGCAAGGCCAAGAACATCGCATACGCAGAGCTGTGATATTTTTGGAAAACTGGAAACCCGGTCACTATGCTGAATACAATGATCTGCCAAAGGTGAATTGGCAAGCGGGTGACGTAGTCGAGTGGCAGTATGATATGCCACACATGGCTGCTAATCTTGGTGTAGAACCAAGGTATACACTACAAATTACAGGATGGGTATGATCAATAGTTACAACGAGTGGAGTCCATTAAAACGCATAGTAGTAGGCTCGGCTACTGATGCCAATTGGCCTGTAAACGACCCTGTGTTCTCTCGAGAAGGTGAAAAGACTACTTGGCGAGAAACACCTGTTCCACGTGGACCAGTGCCCCAAAAGATTATTGATGAAACCAACCAAGACCTAGATAGTCTAGCAACCACACTGATGAGTTTGGGCGTAGAAGTTGTACGCCCAGATCCACTCAACTTTCAAGTTCACGACGGTATGTACAACTATTGTCCACGTGACAGACTCCTGGTGTACGGTTCTACCATTGTGAACCCTGCCATGATGTATCCCTGCAGAGACATGGAACTACAATGTTACCATGACATCGTGGACGAAGCAGAGAATTACCATTTCATGCCCAGACACGAAGGTATGATTTTGGATGCAGCCAATGTTTGTCGACTGGGAGATAAAATGCTGTTTTTGGAATCAGCTTCGGGCAATCGCAAAGCCTATGAATGGTTGTGTAGTGTGTTTCCCGGCGTCAAAATTGAATTATGTAATTTTTATGCTGGTGTGCATATTGATTCAACTATTGTACCATTGCGAGAAGGCTTGGTGATGTTGAATTCCAGTCGCGTGAATTTTGATAATGTACCCCAGGTGTTTGATGGATGGCACAAGATTTGGATCAATGACGTGGTAGCACAGGATTTTTACCAGTATCCATACGCATCAAAATGGATAGCAATGAACCTGTTGGTGGTAGATCCCAACACTGTGATTTGTGATCGGCACCAAACCGAATTGATCCGAACACTTCGTGCTTACCAATTTGAAGTTATCCCCATGGAACTACGTCATAGTCGCACACTGGGCGGAGGTTTCCATTGTGTAACATTGGATTTAGAACGCGGTTGACGAATATTCACAAATGCTGTATAATTACAGCATGACTACATCTATTACTCCGCGTATTGGTTTTTGTTGCAAATGGCTCAATGATCCCAGCGAAACTGGCGGTATGAAAGTCAACGCCAAGGATCGTGACATCAATGGCCGATCAACCACCATGCGCTGGCTGCGTGAGCACAAAGACGAAGCTGAACAGCGCCAATGGGATATCATGAACCATAATGCTCGTGCTGCCTTGATGATGGTGGAGCGTGTGGGCACATTGCCACCTGAACGGCGCATGCTGCGGCTGGGATCAGAAATGCTGCAAGGCTATACTGAACCTAGCTGGATTGACTGGTGGCAACGGCAGGAAATTCAAGATCACTGTGCAAAAATCTTTGCCCCAGTGGGCGATGCTGCTCGACGCCTGGGTGTGCGACTCAGCTTTCACCCTGGACAATTTTGTGTGTTGGCCAGTGAAAATGATGGTATTGTGGAGCGCAGTATCCTAGAGTTTGAGTATCATGCAGACATGGCTCGTTGGATGGGCTATGGTCAAACCTGGCACGATCATGGTTTCATGATCAACATTCACTTGTCGGGTCGCGGCGGCCCCGAAAAGTTTCTGCGCACACTCAAGAGATTGAGCCCCGAGGCTAGAAACCTCATAACTATCGAGAACGACGAGATATCAAATGGTCTGGATACTACTTTGGCTGTGGCTGAGCATTGCGCTCTTGTGCTGGATATTCATCACCACTGGATCAACACTGGCGAATACATCGATCCCAAGGAAGATCGCGTTCAGCGGGTTCGTGAGTCTTGGCGTGGTGTGCGTCCTGGCATGCACTTTTCTACTAGCCGCGAAGATCTTTTGGTTGGGCATGATCGAAGCGTTCGACCAAACCTTGCTGAACTTCTTGCTAGAGGTTATAAAAAACAAAAGCTCCGCGCTCACAGTGATTTCTGTTGGAACGTGGCTGTAAACGATTGGGCCCTGGGCTTTACCACTGACTTTGACATCGAAGTTGAAGCCAAAGGCAAGAACATAGCCAGCCAACAACTTTATGAACAATATATTTCTCAGTACTCTAATCTGGATTCGTGATGATTTTCACAGTCACCCTGCTCGTTTTTGCGTTGAGCTTGTTGCTTGGGCTATTAGTATCGGTTGCAGCATCGCAATGGCTGCTACAGTCCCCAATCCGCCTCTACTGTACATGTATCCTATTTGGATTGCTGGGTGTAGTTTGTACGCTTGGGCTGCTTGGACTCGCAAAAGTTTCGGCATGCTGGCCAACTATCTTTTGTTGACCACAATAGACACTGTGGGTCTTGTGAGAATGTTGATGTAAACGCAATGACTTTGTAACAAAATTGTAACATGATTGTAATTAAATAACTTTGAACTTCAAAGGAGAAATCATGTTCAAATATATTGTTACCTTGCTATCTGCACTAGCATTTACCGCACAAGCACAGACAACAATCAATGGAGCCGGGGCATCATTCCCGGCTCCTCTGTATTCAAAGTGGGCCGAAGCCTATCACAAAGCTACCAACATTCGGATAAACTATCAGAGTGTGGGCTCAGGTGCCGGGATTAGACAAATTGAAGCAAAGACAGTGACATTTGGTGCCAGCGACATGCCGCTGACCGACGCCCGACTAACAGAATTGGGCGCATTTCAATTTCCCACAGTTATCGGTGGTGTGGTGCCAGTGATCAACCTCAAGGGCATTGAACCTGGATCCATGAGGCTCACCGGCACAGTGATAGCTGATATCTTTTTAGGCAAAATCAAGAAGTGGAACGATCCTGCTATCACAGCGTTGAATCCCACTCTCAAACTGCCGGATCAAGACATTGTGGTGGTTCGACGAGCCGATGGGTCTGGCACAACATTTATCTGGACCAACTATCTCAGCAAGGTCAGCGCAGAGTTCAAATCCACCATTGGTGAAGGCACAGCAGTAAACTGGAAGGTGGGTGCTGGCGGCAAAGGCAACGAAGGTGTATCTGCCATGGTGCGACAGTTACCGGGCTCACTAGGCTATGTTGAATATGCCTATGTCAAACAGACCAAGATGAACTGGGTCAGCGTACAAAATGCAGCAGGCACCTGGGTTGCTCCCACAGAAGATACATTTAGAGCAGCAGCCGCCAATGCTGATTGGAATCGCACTTACTTTCAAATCTTGACAGATCAAAAGGGTAGAGATGCTTGGCCCATCACTGGTGCTACATTTATTCTTGTGCATACAAAGTCTGACAAGCCCGAAGGTGTCAAGGCAGCTCTGGAGTTTTTTGATTGGTCATTTGCCAACGGTGACAAAATGGCCGATGAACTAGATTATGTGGCATTGCCCGCCTCAGTCAAAACCAAAATACGTGCCGACTGGAAACAATTGGGATTAAAGTAAACAACAAAAAAGCCCCGGATGGGGCTTTTTTTTATTTGTTGTGCCAAGAAAATGATGTTATAAATAACAATTCATATACATCAACCCAGGAAAAATTTTCATGGCACACGCCATTATATTCACAGACCGCGCCCCCAGAACACGAGAATTAGATCTTACCAGCTTGCACTACACGCATTTTGCCGGTGCTGCCAAAGTTGCCTCTGAGTTGCGAAAAGATGGCAAAGACGTATTGATTGTGCCCAATTGCATGAACTTGAGCTTGGCCGGCATAATACAAATTATTGAAAATAACCGACAAAATCTCTTGTGGGTAGGTTTGAGCACAACTCTTATGGGCATGCGAGTGACCAAAGAAGATGTAGATGCCTACTACGACTTGTGGTCAAAATCAACAGATGCCATAATTGACATAGACTTTTTGGTAAAAAAAGTAGATGATGCCCAAGGCGATATAATTCTTTGGAATGCCAAGGCCTTGGGACGAATCAGTCACCTGCTGGACAGCAAATACAACGTTCCTTTTGTTGTTGGTGGTGCTTATGTAAACATCATTGACACCACTGGGCCGTTGGCGCACCCCAACATGCATGTGGTTCAAAACTACGCTGAATCTTACACCAAGAAATTGACCGAGGCCATGAGCAGCAGTCCACGTAATGCGGTGCCTTACATTGTCAACAATACTGAATACGATAACACTGAATTCAAACACAGTCAAATTCACTGGACCGACACAGATTTCATTGAACCCAATGACTGGTTGCCAATTGAAGTTGCCAGGGGCTGTGCATTCAACTGTGCCTACTGCAACTATCCCAGACGTGGAAACTTTGATTCTTTTCGTAACGCAGATAGTTTACGTGAAGAACTCATAAGAAACTATGAACTGTATGGGGTCACCAAGTACACCTTGGTTGATGATCTCTACAACGACAGCAAGGAAAAAGTACGCTATCTCTACGATAACGTATGGAGCCGACTACCGTTTCGTCCCGAGTGGGTGAGTTTTATGCGACTGGATATGTTCTGGGCCGATCCTGAAAGTGCAGAAATTGTCAAAGCCAGCGGTGCCAGGTATGGTGGTTTTGGCATTGAAACCTTGCATGACCAAGCTGGCAAACGCATTGGCAAAGGACTCGGCAAGCGTCGCATTCTTGAGACCTTGCAACTGCTCAAAGAAACATGGGGAGATGAGGTATTAGTGGGTGCCAATATGATCTCCGGCTTGCCGTTTGAACCACTTGAAAGCATCCATGAAAGCATAGACTGGACCATGAAAACAGATTTGATTCATGGTGCTACCTGGCAATATATGCAAATGATCCCACCCGAACCTGAATCAAAAATAATTCAATCCATGGGAAAAGCATCTAACAAATTACAGTCTGCACCCAAAAACAAAATTGACAGCGACTTTGACAAATATGGGGTGAAATGGCTTGACAATACCAACTGGATCAACAGTGCCGGGGTAACCAATCAGCAAGCCCTTGAAGCAGTGCATAGATATCGACCAAACAATCCCTGGGCCGGTAGATTTAGTCAGTACATTTATGCTGATGTTAGATCCAGTGGGTTGACACATGAGCAGATTGTAAACATACATTCTGGAAGTATTAGTGAGGACTTCATGGAACAATCAAAGATTGTTACCAAGCAACGCATAATTCAGCGTCTAAACAAAATACTGGCTCTGCGTTGATTGATTACTGGCAACAAAATAATTTTCCAAAATTTCTATCAGTCAAAAACCATTCAATAAATATCTGCCTAAGGCAACCTAAAGGCAGCACAACATGGATAGATATAAAGAACTTGAACACCTAGTACAACAATTTAGAAGAGAACTACCCCAAGACCCAAGATACGCAGACAGATTGGCAGAAGAACTAGAACTCATAAGAGATCAAAACTTTTCAAGACATTTCTTACGGGTGAGAGAAATATTAGATCTCACTACAGACATTCCACACATCACTAGAGGATCAGCAGGTTCAAGCCTGGTGTGCTGGCTCATGGGCATCAGCGATCTTGATCCTGTGGCAGAAAACATTCCCATAGCACGTTTCATGAATCCCAAACGTGACGACCTTCCTGATATTGATCTAGACTTTCCGCATTGGCAACAGGCCACCGTGATGGATCGCATATTCCGACGCTGGCCAGGACAAAGCGCCAGAGTCTCAAACTATGTGATGTACAAAGAAAAATCAGCCAAGAGAGAAGCAGCCAAACGACTTGGGGCCAAGGGCACACTCAAACGCGGATTTGAATTCAGTCAAGTATTGCCCCCAGAAGAAATAAAAGAAGCAGAACGAGTCACAGCCAAGTTGTTGGGCAAGAAACGCTGTATTTCAAAGCACTGTGGTGGCATCTTGATTTTTGATCGAGCTGTGCCCAAAAGCCTAATCAATGGCAACAATCAAATACTGCTGGACAAATATGAAACTGAAGATCTTGAGCACTTCAAGATTGATATTTTGGCCAATCGCGGACTTAGTCAATTATGGGAAATTGACCAACGCCCACTCACAGACTATCCCGAGCATGATGAAAAAACCAGCGACTTGTTAGCACGTGGCGATGTACTGGGTGTGACACAGGGCGAAAGTCCAGCCATGAAACGACTGTTTAGAGCCTTGAAGATCCGAAGCCGCAGTGAATGTACCTTGGCCACTGCACTGATACGTCCGGTGGCCACGCAAGGACGTCGTAGAGCCAGTGCTTTTCAAGACTGGAGTGCTGATACCATACAACAGGACACAGTGGTATTTGAAGATGATGCCATCACCATGATTGCTGACATTCTAGAATGCGACATGTACACCGCAGACATGTGGCGCAGAGCATTTGCCAAACGCAACGAGGAAAAAATCTATGAGTTCATGCAGTTGATTGGCGATCATCCCAAACGCGATAGTGTGTTGTCTGCTCTGCGTGAACTCAGTCACTTTGGATTATGTCGTGCCCATGCTACCAATTTGGGGCGACTGATCTGGGCATTGGCTTATCACAAGGCACACAATCCTCGAGAGTTTTGGGCAGCCTGTTTGAAACATTGCGAAGGCAGTTATAGTCGTTGGGTGTACTGGCAAGAAGCCAAACTAGCGGGTGCTGTGCCTGCACCACTGGAAGGTGGTGAATGCGAAGAGTTGGCCCGCACAGGACGTTGGAGTTCCGGCAGATTCATACCAGCCTGCACTGAAATACGCAGGCCTGGCGAAGTTGAATTTCTTGGACTGGTTGCCAATTACCGGGTGTTCAAAAGCGGTGCCAAAGACTACATAACCTTTGCCACACTAGGCACCGGCAATGGCCGATATCTGGACGTAATACTGCCACACGCTGTGTCTTTTAGTGATCAACCAATCTTGTGGGGCAAGGGCCGATTGGACTTTACAAACAGTAGCGAATGTGTTAAAGTATACAAGAGCAAACGCATGCGATTGCAAGACATAGCACACATTGACTGATGGCCCGACTACACATATATCCACACAGCGAACCTCAACAGGATTTGCACATAGTGGCAGATCCTGCCGCACTGAGAGAACTAGCACATGCTCTGCTGAGTGTGGCCAAAAACCCCAACAGTTTTGAAAGACTAAGATTACACACCAGTGATGGACACGAATATACAGCTATGATTGTGTCAGGAGTGAGTGAGGATGAATGGCAAACTATACCCCCGGCGTATGCCAAGTCTACAGTTCCTGCTATCTCAACACTGGAAGACTATCACAGTCTGCGCAAAGAATTGAAACAAGTCAGCTCCGGCTGAGCTTGGCTAATCCTAGAAATCTAAACACCGTTAGCCACATCCAACCTATATCAAACTCAAACCATTTATTGCTGAGTTTGGGACTGGCGGGTGAGAGATGGTGGTTGTTGTGCAACTCTTCGCCACCAATGATAATTCCCCAAGGAATAATATTACGGCTGAGGTCGTTGGTGTTGCCATTTTGATATCCCCAATAATGCCCTACGCCGTTGATAACGCCTGCTGCCCAAAATGGAATCCATATCATTTGTATGCTCCATATCAACAGTCCCCACCAACCGAAACAAATTAAATTTATACCCAATAACAAAACTATTCCCAGACGGCTGTGTGTAGAGTATAAGTTACGCTCAATCCAATCATCGGGTGTACCAACACCATAGGCATTGACCATGTTGGTATCTTTGGATGCTGAGTGATACAATCCGGCTCCCTGTAACAAAACACGCCAAAATCCAAACACATGGGGGCTGTGTGGATCTCCTGCCACGTCACTGAATCTGTGATGCTTGCGATGTATGGCAACCCACTGCTGGGTAATCATGCCGGTTGTGAGCCACAACCAAAAACGCATGAAGTGTTCAAGCACCGGCGCAAAAACAATGCCTCGATGTGCTTGTCCACGATGCAGGTAAAGAGTGACACACACTATGGTAATGTGCGTCATTACCAGTGTGGCTAAGAGTTCTATCATAGTTTACTTATCGCCAACAGGTTTGTTTGTGTTGGTTGGCGTGGGTCTAGCACGTTTGGCTTCTTCAAGGAATTTTTCTGAAATGGGACTTAATCGCGGGGCAAGCTGTTTTGATGGTGTTTTGATTCTGGGAGAACGTTTAAACCAGCTCATGTGTATATTTAGCGTTGCGTACAGTTTTAAGATACTAGGTTAAAGTCCAAGGCTTGAGAAATAAGTACAAGATGTCCAAAATTTTTAAAAAAATACTAACTAGCCCATGGACCGCATTGCTGACTCTGGCACTGTGTGCAGGCGCAAGAATTGCTGATCCTGCTTTTGTGGAAAGTGTGAGACTACGGTATTTTGACACGCTGATTACTGGAACCGAGGTCAAGGTCAGTGAGCAAGTGCATCTAGTAAATATTGACGATGCTGCGATAGAAAAGTTAGGGCAGTTTCCATTCCCACGTGGACAGTACGCCAACATCATACAGGATCTTTACCAACGCAATGCAGGATTGGTAGTGTTCAACATATTCATGCCTGATGCTGACCGTGCTGGACAGGATGCTGTTTTGGCATCTGCGTTGAAGCAAATGCCCACAGTGTTACCGCACACAGCAACCAATGATGATGTGCGCTCAAGTGTGCCACCGTTTCGTCCTGGTGTGAGTGTGATAGGTTCAGGTGAACCCGGAATACCATATCGGCACATTCAACCCAATGTAAGGAGCATTAATGAAACAGCAAGCGGTATTGGTATTGTTAATACTTTGCCTGAAGTGGACGGAGTCGTACGCCGAATCCCCATGGTTGCAAACATCGGAGGACAACTCTACCCCTCGATCAGTCTCGAAACCCTCCGTGTTGCCTCCGGCGACCCCTCTTTCCAGGTTAGGGTCAACGACGGAATCATTGAAGCCGTTAGAATTCCGCAGTTTGGAAAAATTCCAACAGACAATCTTGGTAGAATCTGGGTGGATTGGTCATCCCGACCGACCCAACATTCCCTGGCTAATTTGCCAAAGGACTTCCAAGGTGGAATTGTTATCGTCGGACTTACCGCGAGGGGGCTCAACAACCCCGTCGCAACTGCTGGAGGAGAAGTCTATCCGCACTTCGTGCAAGCCGCTGTAATAGACACAGTGGTATCAGGGCGCATGATTCAACGTCCTGATTATGCAGATGGTGCGGAAATCATTGTCTTGATAGCAGGTGGTTTGCTACTTTTATTCTTAACGAGGTGGACATATGTTGGGCTTGGTGCGGTTGTTGTGTTGGTTGGTGGCTCCGTGGTTGCTAGTTGGTATTCTTACCATGGCTTTTTATGGTTATTTGACGCTACTGCCTTTGCAGGTGGCACAATCTTGGTCGCTCTGCATGCCTACGGTGTCAAGTTCGTCTCAGAGTTCCTCCAAAAGCAAGCCATAAAGAAACAGTTTGCTGGCTACTGCTCAAAAGAAGTTGTGGAGATGCTACAGAAAGATCCAGACTTGATCAAGCGTGGTGTGCGTAAAGATGTATCAGTTATGTTCTCAGACTTGCGTGGCTTTACTCCTATCGGCGAGCACTACGGTGATGACGTAGGCGGGCTTGGCAAATATATGAACGGCTACATGGATAGTATCAGTCGTCCTATCATGGACAACAGAGGCATGGTCATAAAGTATGTGGGCGATGCAAGTATGCACATTCACGGTGCTCCTATTGAAGATCCAAATCATGCTAGAACTATTGTCAAGGTAGGACTTGAAATGTTGGATGCTGTTGACGAATATACTAAACTAATGGAAGCACAGGGCTTGCCTCCGGCCGCAATGGGTTGGGGTTGTAATACAGGTATTGGTTTTATTGGCGAAATGGGTTCGACACAAAGACACAGCTATGACATCTTAGGCGACATGGTTTCAACGGCCGCTCGACTAGAAGCACGTTGTAAAGCCTATGGTGTGCTGTGTATCATTGGTGCTGAAACATACAACAGAACCCGAGATGACTTCTTCTATCTAATGCTGGACAACTTACAACCCAAAGGCAAAACTGTAGCAGACTTGATCTATACAGCATTGCGTATCAAAGGCGATGTCAAAGAATATTACCGCGCCAGAGAAACACACAACAAGATGCATGCCTTGTATCGAGAACGCCAGTTTGATGCTGCCGCTATACTATGTGGAGAACTTGCGGGATCATTTGATGGACAAATGGACAAGTATTATCACATGTGGACCGAACGCTGTGAGTTCATGAAACAACAAGACTTGCCTGACAACTGGAACGGTGAGTTTGTGGCTCACGAAAAATAATTATTTTTTCTTGGTGTTGTCTTCGGTATGGGGATCATCAGCCACAGCTTTTTTGAACTGATCAGCAGCTTCGCGTTCGACTTTGACCTGTTCCATCACACGATCTGACTCAATGATCTTGCCTCGTAGATGCAGCACAGTGTTGACTTTTTGATTCAATCGTATCAAGTCATTGTCCAGCATTCTGAT